GAAAAAAAAGAGATGGAAATGTAGGACTTGTGAAAAGAAAACAGTAAGTCCTAAAATTATAAAGAATTACGAATTAGAAGAAGCTGAGAATCTTGATTGGTCTACCGAAGAACTAATCAATGCAAGAACAGAAGTCTTCAAAAGAAAAGAAGCAAGAGAAAAGTCTGAAAAATTTATCAACATAAAGATAGATGATAAGAAACCTATTGGATTATATATACAAGGAGACCCACACGTTGATGATGATGGGTGTGATTGGGTATCACTTAGAAATCATATAGATATAGTTAATCAAACAGATGGTATGTATGCTTGTTCTGTTGGAGATTTATCTAACAACTGGGCTAGACGTGGTAAGTTAGCAGGATTATGGGCAGACCAAACTACTAATGGCGAACAACAATGGCAGTTAGTAGAGTGGCTAGTAGAAGCTACACCTTATATATTTATAGTAGCAGGAAACCATGACATGTGGGCTATGGAGGGCGACCCAATTAACTGGATGTGTAAACCTCTAAAGACTGTATACTCTAACCATAACGCAAGACTTAAAATTAAATTACCTAAACACGAAATCAAAGTAAATTGTTCTCATAATTTTAGAGGACATTCAATGTACAATACAGCTCATGGTATTGTTAAACACGCATTGTTCAATGCAAGAGACCACTTACTTATAGCAGGTCATACACATGTATCCGGTTACAGTCCTATTAAAGATGCGAACTCGGATAAAATTATGCACTGCGTACAAGTTGGTAGCTACAAAAAGTATGATAACTTTGCAAAGCAATTAAACCTACCATGTAAGATGATGTCAGCTTGTGCTGTTGCTGTATTTAATACTTATGTAACAGAAGACCACCCTGATTTTATCAAAGTATTTTGGGAAGTAGAAGAGGGTGCTGATTATCTAAACTTTTTAAGGAATAAGAAATGATACCAACTCTAACATTTTTAAATTGGGAAGACGCTGTTACACCTACACAAGGGTGGACAGACATTAAAGAATTAAAACCTGAACTAGCAGATTGCATATCTTTAGGTTTAATAGTAGAAGAGAATGATAAAACAATTACTATTGTATCTCACATATCAGGAGATAAAGAGGGAACAGATATAGATGGTAGTTTAGTATTGGATAAGTCTTGGATTAAATTTAGGATAGATGTACCAGTGCCGGACAATCAACTAGAAAAACTTAAACAATGGTTACTGAAGAGGGTAGAAGAATGAGAGTAGCAGACGAGAAGAAAGAAAAATTATTTGTAGAATATTTTACAAGTGGAGAGACATTAGCTAACGCAACTAAGTCAGCAAAAAAAGCAGGGTATAATAAGAATCCATCTCAAATGGGATACGTTCTTAAAAAGAAATACGAAAAAGAAATCAGAAAGATTAATGAAGAAAAGATTACCGGCGTATCAGGTAAAGCAATCAATGTACTTGAAGACCTATTACATTCAGACCAAGACTCAGTAAGATTAAACTGTGCTAAATTAATATTAGAATTGGGTAACTACTCATCACAAAATATTAATATTAATATGGAAGACAACAAACACAAGACAGATGCTGAGTTGGTTGAAGAATTACAGGGACTTGTTGCTAAGATTCCTGCATTAGCACCCAAGTTAATGGGTATTAAGGATGCAACAACAGAAGAAAAACCTGAAAGCTCAGATAACCTATCTACAAAGGACGAGAAAAGAGTTACTCATTAGTGGGTAGCATTGGTATAGGGTAGTATATTTACACTCGATAACGTCCATCCTAGCCCCCTATATTCTGACAAGAGTATACGATACCGGACACTAACACAACAAACCCTATTGAATTAATAAATATCAATGGATTATCTTTAGTTAGGATACCCGTTAACAACCAACCGAGTACCCCAACCACTTGAACATATAAGTTTAAAGGATATATGTTATATGAAGTTAAAAATATTCCAATCGTAAGAACAATTGAACTAAACCATTTAAGTCTATTCATCTCCAATCTTACTCAACGCACTAATCTCTATGTCTTTAATCATATTAAGTATCTTCATGTATGGTTCTCTGAATTCCATGTATCCCTCTTTTGTATATCCCATAATGTGATGCCGGTTATCATCATCAAAGATAAACTGACCAGTACCATCACAGTGGCTACACTTCTGAATAGTATTTCCAACTGAAACACTACCCACCCCTCGACAGAAAGGGCAGGTAGTGTCCATGGTCTCAGACATAGCAAGGTTAATAAAACTTTTAATTAATAATCTGTCTGAATTCTTTAGTGCATCTATATCATGTTTAATAAACATATAAGCACAGTCTACAAAGATATCATCGAACAACATAGCCCTAGAGTATTCGTTGTCTGTATACTTTGCTATAAGAAAATCATATTCCTCTGACGTTAATCCTTTAGTGCCTAAGAAATGTGATATGTCATCTGATGTTACTGAGTCGTGACTACCTGAACCTACCTGTAGTCCCATAGACTTAGCACATAAAAGAGATAACATCTCAGCTTTCAATAATCTTCCATATCCTATACTTGTTTCCAGTATATCTTTTGGTTACTATCTTAGCACCATCATTCTTAGATTCAAACTCTTTTGTATATTGATATCTTCTGATAGCATCCCATGTTCTCATTCCATTTACTTCTATAGAATCTCCACTATCCATTTTATCTATAGCAGATAAGTAATCATCATATAATCTGGGTCTCCCTGCATTTATTACAGGGATTCCTTTATCTATTTTAATCTTCACTTGGTCTATCTTTACTTGCATAATAATAGTCCCTCATTTTTTGTAGTCTATTTTGTCTTTGGGCTTCCGTTTCGCTAGACAATCTACTGCGTTTATTCTCTAAGATATTATCTCTTAACTTATAATATCTATCCTTTGCGTACTGTTTCTTCTTCTCCCTGTTGTCCGGATTAGAATACCATACATTCCAGTATGTCTTTTTGTCCTCTCTCTTTTCCATATCTCCTCCGTTTAGAATGGTTTGTCGTCTCCGTTAAATACATCTTTCAGTTCATCAAGTTTCTTTTTACTTTCATAGTCATCTTCTTTTAACCACCCCGAGAATTCATATGTATCTCTAGTGTTAATAGTAAAGTCCTTTCTTTCTTTATTCAAGTTTTTATATTTACTATTACCCATAAATGATTGAGCATTTCTATTCTCAGTATCTACTATCATCTTTACTTTCTTAAACAATACCTCATTGATATCCCCAAACTCTTTATCGTTTGTGAATAACTTAATGTATATTCTTTCTCCCGTATCTGCATTTTTAATTGCAAGGTTTACATACTGTCCCATGTTAATCTCCTAATCGTTGGTAAAATCCTTTCTCTCTTCTTTCATTTGCACTTAGAGTTTGAAACAATCTTAGTCTATGTTCTTGTGCTGATATCTTACTGGTAAGATTACCCACTAATTCTTTAGCATCTGCAATCTTATCTATGTACATAACAACACCCTCATCCGTCATAGCTATAGCTTCCTTATGTGCCTGTGTTCCTTTAACATCAGAGCAATTAAGTAGTGCTACTGCCATGGATACTTTTTTATTTTCAGTTAGCTTATGTAGTTCTTTCTCAGCTTCAGCTTTAGCTATGCCTAGTTTCTCTACATAATCTACCAGTTGTTCTAACTCAACACTTGGTAACTTAAACGCACTCATTGTATTGAACCTCCCCGTTATATATAAATGATTGCTTACTCTTTCTTTTTGTTAAGAAGTCTTTATCAAGACTACCTTTCAATAGATACCTAGCAAACTCATCTACCTTTGGTAACATGTAGTTATTAATATAGTCCTCGTTGTAAGGTATATAATATAACTTAGTGTTACCCTTTTGATATATACAAAAGTAAGTACCGTCAGCATTATTATCTTTCTTTAGTTTCCTAGTTAGGTACTGCTGAAAGTATACTTGTGGTAAATATCTTTTAACATACTTATCAAAATCTTCTTGTTTATAATACGGTGACTTGACCTCAACCACTGCATTTTTTTCTGTAATAAAACCGTCAGGTGTACACGATAACTTAACTGTTGTATTGTCATCAGACATATAATTATATGACATTGTTTCCTGCGACCCCAATAAATCAGAGCCACAGTTTACAACAACAAGTTGGGTAGCTATCATGACATGAGCTACACCATATCTTTCACATTCATGTCCATGCGAGGTGTAAATTTCATTGACCGGTCTATCATCTTTCTCACCAATCAGAACAGCAAAGTGATTCTGCCTTGAACAATAATCGTCATTCCCTATGACCCTTGCTATCTGACTGGCTCTCAAGTTATATAGTTTGTCCAAGCTTTTCTACTCCGTCTTCTCCTTTTACATTCCCAAGACTAGCTTTAAGTTTCTCTATATCTCCTGCTACTGTATCCTTAACTTCATTCTTTGTATGTCGTTTAGGTACTTGATTTTCATTAGGTTCTTTCTTAGATTCTTTAGCTGATTCTTTATCTTTATCTGCTGATGGTATATCTTCTCCGGCATATATGTAATGACCAAGACCATACATTGCTAAACATTTAACAAGACATCTCATCATGCTATCGTTTATCTGTCTAGCATCAGGACTAACTACTGCTTTGTTTTTATAATCCATAACAGGTAGCCACATGAATCTACTTTGCTCTTCAATTTTTACTGTACAATAAACCATAGCTGTACCGTCTGCTTGGATTCTTGGCTCATGAAATTCATAAGTAGCTTGAGGATAATGCTCCATCAAGGTAGCCCATGCCCATGACCAAGATAGATAATCAAACTTACCAACCTTTTGTTTGTGTTCATTGCAATCTATTTTAGATAGAGTATCCCATACACTTTTGCTATCTAAATATCTATGTAATATGTCGTTCATCTTTTTCTCCATTTGTTACTGAGTATTATATTCTACTCGTTTATGTTTTGCAAGTACCAATCTAATAATTCTTCTTGCGTACCAAACCTTTCTTCAAATACTTTAGTGTTATGATGTACACCTTGATTACCTTGATGATGCTCATGACAAAGTGGTATAAACTTCTTACTCTTTAATGCCATACCACCACCTGTCAAGTGATGTATCGTTGGCTCGGTGCGTAGTCCATAATGTTTCTTACAAACCACACACCCGAACTCAACTGCTCTTTGATATGCTTGTTTAGTTTTTTTATTAGGTGGTTTAGCCACTAAATAACAACTTCCCAAAACAATATAATAGCTGACACTATAATAAATACCTGCACATAATCAGGTAGTTCATCAAAGAAATTAACTAGCTTATCAATCATACTGCGTCCTCCCTTTTCTCATGTAATATATACTCAACAAATCTACAACCATCACCCTCTTTGTCAAGACTCTCAATGTTATATCCTTTACCTCTAAGGTTAAAGATAATAGCTGACAATCTTGTAGCTTTGTACTGAGTGATAGCTTCCCAAGTTGTTATACTTCCATAGTGTTTTAAGTGAGCCAATACCATTTGACTTTTATTCTTAGCTTCAATTAATAGTTTCATCTGATATATCCTCGTCAGTTTTACCTAATCTTTTTTGCACTGCACTGTGCATGTGGTCGATTGCACCGTCTACAGTTTCTTGTAACTGTTCAATCATCCTGTCACAAAACCCAATGATTTTATCAAGGTCATCACTGTGTGATATCTTGTTCAAACTTTTGCATAAATCCTTTATTGTTTTGTATCCGTCTATCTCGCCATTCATTTTGTCTATCATTTATTTCTCCCGTATTTTTTTATATTATCTACATGATACTGATAATTACTATCGGTATCACCCATATGATTCGCAACATAAAATTGTGAGAATCTTACGTTGTGGTCATCAGTTTCTATCTTCAATGTTTTACTCTTTATATTCTGCTCAATGTTCTTCGATATGTCAAGGCACATTTGCATGACCTCTCTCAAATCAGGACACCATTCCTTTGTTTGAAACATGGCACTGTCCGGCAGGAATAAACTATCTATAACCTGTCTGATATGTGGTACACCATTGAGTGTACGTTTCCATACCTTACCAACAACAGATAAGTTATTACCTTGCATACCTGTACCATATCCACTCTTAAACTTATGACCGAACAGAGTAGTCATCATTGTAAATAGATTCTTTATATCTTTATCTTCAAGCATTACACCTCCTTATATTTTAAATACTTTCTATGTAGCCCACGACCATCATCAACACCATCAGGGTATGCCTTGACTAGCAAACTATCTACACTGCCGGTCTCGTACATCTCACGCACTGCTATCATGGTATCTACATCAGGTCTATGCCAGTCCCGTGGAAAGTATAGTGTTTTATAGAATGGGTTAAAATCTTTTTTCATTCGTATATCTCTCCAGAAAATTGTCTCTGACTTAAGCACTCATCTATAATATTACTATCAGTACCAGTTATGTATATCTCGTCTACCTTTACGTCATGTGAGTCATAGATTTCTATTTCTCCCTCGCCTGTCTGCCAGTAGATAGGATACACATAACCAAAATTAAGTAGACAGTATGTGTCATACATAGCTTCATCTTGTGCTTGTTGCATGTAGTTACCGTTACCATCTAACTCTTCAATGTAATCAGCATGAGATAGTATTCTTCTTAGCTTCTTAGTTCTGAGCCTGTTGATTAGTAGTTCCATATCATGTTTATTAATTCTCATCTCTTTCCTCCCATTTCAAAGCATTATCACTAAACTCTTTTAATTGTTCTAGCACTTCCTCTTTGGTAAATTCTCTAGGGAATAACCAAGACGGATGCTCAGTACATTTAGCACCATCACCACATGCTATCTCAAAAACTTCTTTTATAAACTCCTCGTTAGTCATCTTTATCCTCCATTATTGCTCTGCATAATTTTTCTATATCACTACCTCGTATATCTATATCAATATCATAGTCATCTATAGCACTTATGAATTGACTTACTGTCCAATCATTTAACACCATAGCTCCTATCTTATTTAGCTCATCATTTTCTACACTCATTATCTTACCTCCTCTATATCTATAATAGTATTATGTTTTGTATTGTTATGTCTTGTATTGTTATGTAATGTAGTACGTACATTGTTCGTATTCTTCTTAGTATAATTGTCTTGTGTTTCCTCAATCTCAGGCATAAGTATTGTCACAGTTTCATCTGACTTTTCATACTTTATTAACCCAAATGCTCTCAAACTTCTAAGATGTTTGTCCAAAGTTCGTATACTTTTTATAGCTAAAATACTTTTTAAGTATGCAAACTCAAACTCAACTTCAGGTTTACCACCCTCATAGTTATCAGATATCATTTGTTTTAATGTAATATAAAAACCCATGCCCTCCAAAAAGTTAGAGCCACATGCACGTCTTACTTTACTATCTCTGTATTGGTTACTGTATTGTTGATACCACTTCATTTTTCCCACCTATGGCTTGGAACAAAACCCTGTCTTCCAAAAGTACGTTTAGCTTTCGTACTAAACCTACCCTTATGACCACCTTTCAACGACCTACGTTTAGGGCTACCTTTCTTGCTCGTTCTATAAGATATCTTATGACGATTTCTTTTTATCATTTTTCTTTTCCTCCTTTTTTTTCTTTCCGTATATCCTATCCCAGTTCTCATTAAATGTTCTATCATCTATGACTCTAGGTCTACGATTACTACCTTTACTTAGCTCAAGTAATATATCTTCTGTCTTCATTTACTATCCTCCTATTTCTAAATATACATAACAGTTTTGTTTTGATTCTCGCAAGTTATATCCGAAATCTAAAGCGTCATTTATATCTTCTGAATCATATCCTTTAAAAGATACTTCACACAATCTCTTATAGTTTATAAAAGAACGAGCTTTATCTCCATGTGAATGGCATATCAGGTCTGATTCAGGGTTACATTTTTCTAGTTCTTTTATTAAGTCTTTTACTTTCATTTGTTTACCTCACTGCTATTAGGTGGGCATGTCGTACCCACCTAACATAACATCTCTGTTTATTCAGCTACCCCACGTAGCATGAATTCGTTTTACTCTTTATCAGATTCAAGTTCATCAATCTTTGATTCAAGTTCATCTCTTAATTCATCAATTGATTGCTCAATCTTATAATCAATATCACCCTCATCAACTAAGTCATAGTCACCTATACAAAAGTTATTTGTTAAGTAACTATCTACTGCGTCATCAATGTCAGGTTGCTCCATATTATCTATACTATCTTGTAACTCTCGATTCCTAAGTGTTTGCTTTGCTACTGCATCAACCAGTGCTTGGCTCATCAAGTCTACTCGATTGTATAACCCGAATGTAAGTATGTTTAATATATATCTCTTCATTTTACTCTCCTAATATTTGTTGTCTTTTTGTACCCTCAATCTCACACATGTCACAAACCTCTGACATCTGCTCGTCTGAAACATAACCCATTTCTCGCAATGTATCTATAATCATTCCGAATTCATATTCCATACTATCTCTTTGCATTTTATTTATCTCCTGTTGTTGTTTGTTTTACTATAAAAGATTCACCACCTCGAATCGTATCAAGTCCCGATTGTTCAGCTACTCTAAAGGTAACATAATCATCTAATAAAGTTTCAGCTTCATCATGCTTAACCTTTTTTTGACTAGTCAGCAAATTAATTAATCTGCTTTTACTTTGTCTGACTAAAAATTTAGTAGCATATCCAAT